GTCGGAGGCGTTATTTTCATTTCGAATTCGACGCTTGCCGATTCTGCTCTCAATCTCGGAATGGAAATCATGGACCAGCTCGGGCAGGCAGCGGGCAAGGGTGTTGATCGTGGTATTGTTTACGGCACCGGCGTTAAGATGCCGACCGGAATTGTAACCCGTCTTGCGCAGACTTCCGCGCCTTCGACATGGGGAACATATGCCCCGACATGGACGGATCTTCACACGACCAACATCTTGAAACTGAACATTGACGGAACGACCGGAGCGGCTTTCTTCGCATCTCTTATTGCGGCTCTCGGAGTTGCAAGCCCGAACTACTCTGACGGTAATGCCTTCTGGGTTGTGAACCGCAAAACGCATATCAAGCTGATGACGAAGGCCCTTGCCTTTGACGCGGCGGCGGCGCTTGTTGCTGGAATGAAAAACCAGATGCCTATTATCGGCGGCGACATCGTCGAGCTCGAAATGGTTGGCGATAACGAGATCGTCGGCGGATTCGGATCCCTGTATCTTCTCGCCGAGCGTGAAGGTTCGAGCGTCGACTCGTCCGAACACGCGAAATTTGTCGAGGACATGACCGGTTACAGAGGCTACGCTCGTTACGATGGCACTCCCGTGTTCGGAGAGGCTTTCGTATTTGTAAGCTTTGACAACACGGACGGAGTTGCTACGAGCACATTCCCGACTGACTATGCCAACACCGCCCTCGGCGTTCTCGGCGTAACGGCCGCTGCTGGTACGGCTTCCGGCGATACCGTTCTTACAGTGACCGGAACTGAATCGAGTGGAACGACTCTCAAGTACAAGATCGGTGATCTTGCGGTTACAACCGGAATGAAGCCTTCTGGCTACACGGCCCTCACTTCCGGAACCACACAGATTACCTGTGTTGCCGGCAAGATGATTACGGTCGTTGAACTGGACGGAAACGGAAAGACGATCAAGTCCGGAAAGGTTGTCGCAGTGCCGAAGGCCTGATGAGGTGAATGATGAGCGCAATACAAATATTTGCCTTGCCGCTCATGAAAGCGCGGCTTAATCGCACGCCCGAAGATTATTCGATGGATCTTCTGCTCTCCGCCGTTCTTGAAGCGGCGGAGGCAGAGCTTTCGAAGGAGTCGGGGCCGCTTGTTGAAGATTCTCCGGATGACCTGATGCTTTTGGTTGACACGGCGGTTTGGAATTATCAAAGCCGCGATAAGTCGGCCGGAACGCCCGAATGGTTGCGGCATAAACGGAAACAGCGGTTTTTGAGGGCGAGGCCATGATACTGGATCAAGGAATTTGCAAAATCTATAAGATCACGAACACGGCCGAACCGGGCGAAAAGCCGAACGAAAACAAAGTCAAGATTGCTGAACGATGGTTTGGCGATCTTGACTTTTCTTCGGCGCCTACGCAGTACACCGAATCTCTTGAACAGATTGAGGTATCGCGGAAAATCCGAGTTTTGCGAGTCGATGAAATCGCCGTAAAAAAGACCGCCGTCGAAATCGGCGCAGAGACCTATATTGTCGAACGCGTTTACAGCGGCACGGACGAAGAGTCTGGGGAACGGATATCTGACATCAGTCTGTCGAAGGTGGTGGGGGCATATGACACTGTCTGATTTTAAGACCTTGCTCTTGACTGCTGACCCTGCCATGTCAAAGTATTCCGGGGCGACAAACGGGAATTATACCACGTGGCGTCCTGGCACTTTTGACGGAATGGACGGCGACGGAAAGACAATCGAACCGCTCACAAGGATCTATGTTGACCGATTCACAAAATCCGACACAGACCCGATCGTATTGGCGATTGATGCCACCTTAAAAGGATCCGATGAAATCGCGTTGAACGAGCACATATCGGATTACGAATCAACAACGGGGTACATTCATCACTCATGGACGTGTGAGGTGATCTGATGGCGCGATTCAGCACGGATGGCCTTGACGGCATCATAGACGATCTGAAGGCAATCGGCGAGCTATCCGGAGAGATGGCAGACGAAATGCTTTTGGCGGGCGCCGAAGAGGTCAAGCAGGCATGGCGGCGCGCGGCAAAGATGCACGGTCATTTTGACACAGGAGACATGTTCAATTCGATCAATTACTCACGCAAGCCGAAGCTAGTTTCTGACATCAAAATGATCGACATCTACCCACAAGGAACGGACAGAAAAAAAGTAAGGAACGCTGAAAAGGCGTTCATTTTGCATTACGGAACTTCGAAGAGACCCGGCTCGCACTGGATTGATACAGCTGATGATTTATCAGCCGAACCGGTAGAAAAGGCAATGCGAGAAGTTTACGAACAAAAGATGAAAGAGAGGAATTTGTAAATGGCAAGAATCGGGTTAAAGATGCCTATCGTTTCCAAAATCTTGGCCGAAAGTCCGCTGACGTATGACACGGGGCGAGTACTGGCTGAAATGATGGAAGCAAAGGTCAATATCAACAACAGCGGCGTCGAGCCGCTGTATGGTGACGATAATATCACCGAAACGGATTCTGGATTTTCGGACGGAACAATCGAATTTAAGCCGACGGACATCTCCGATGCGAATTACGCATACCTGCTCGGTCACACTCTGACGAACGTGGCAGGCGGAACGGTTGTTGATTCGAAAATCACGGACATTGCTCCCTATGTTGGGTTCGGTTTCTACATGGTCCGAAAGAGGAATAGCGCGCTGTCGTATCTCCCGAGACTGTTCCCGAAAGTGCAGTATTCCGAGCCTTCGGAAGAAGCAAAGACAAAGGGAAAATCAATCGAATGGCAGACCGACACGCTGACTGGGACGATTCTCACGATGCCGGGCGTGGCGTGGTGCAGGCGCGGAACGTTCGCGACCGAAGCGGCGGCCATTGATTGGTTGTCGGCGGCATTGAACTACGGTGGGGCGGCTGACAAGACAGCTCTCAACGCCAAAATCGCTATCGTAGTTGCTCTTGACCCGGAAGATTACACTTCCGCATCGTGGGCAGCTTGCCATGCTAAGCTCACGGCGGCACAGGCGATATCTGCTGATTCCGCTTCCGGTTCCGCGTCTATCGCGGCAGCATTATCTGAACTCACCTCGGCACAGACGGCGCTCGTTACGCGCTGATAACAAGAAGGAGGACGGGGAGCGGGTCATTCCGCTCCCTTATTTTTGAATGAAAACGATAAAAATCGGAAAAGATAGAGAACTGCTGTTCAATATTCGCGCAATGCAGGAAATCAAGAAGAAGTTCGGAAGCCTTGAAAAGATGGAGGAAGCCATTACGGGCGCATCCGGCCTTGATGCCGCCGATGATATTGCCGAACTGATAACGATTTTGATTAATGCGGCCATTCTCCGCAAAAACGCGGATATCGATTTTGGTTTTGCGCAGGGTGAAAAAGACAAGCTGCTGACCGCTGAAATTGTCGCGAACTATCTCGACATGGACACAATCAAGCAGTTTCCCGAAGTTTTCGCAAGTGTCCTGAATGGCGGCTATGAGTCCGACATCCCGCAGGCCGAAGAAAAAGACGAAGTGCTGAAGGAAATTGACGCAAAAAACGCATAACGGGAGATGGAATTCTCCCACCCGAATTGTTTGTTGCAACGAAATTCATAACCCTTGGTTTGCTCTCCGGGTTGTCGCATAACGAGGCGTTATTAAGCACGCCCGGGGAAATCTTAGAACTGTGGTACTGGAATCGCTATTTTAACGGAAACCTGCCGAAGGAGGAAGTGACTGATGTCTGAAGTAAAGCGCACGATTAAGACCGAGCTCGCCCTTGACGGCGAGACAAAGTTCAAGACCGCGATGTCAAATATCAACAAGGACTTTCAGGTCCTTTCCTCCGAACTCAAAAACGCGACTGCCGGCCTAAACAAAAATAACGATGCCGAGAAAATAGCGGCCATCAATGCCGAAGCGCTCTCAAAAAAGATCGAAATCCAGAAGACGCGCGTCTCCGAAATCAAAAACGCATTGATGCAGTCTGAAGCCGCGTACGGCAAGAACAGCAGCACGACGAAAGACTATCAAATCAAGCTGAACAATGCCGAGGCGGCTCTTAAGGGATTTGAGGCTGAGTTAAAAGATAGCACGACGGCGGCAGACAAGGCCGGAAACGCTGTAAAAGAAGTGGGCGACAAAACCGAAAAGGCAGACAAAGAAGTCAAGAACATGCACGGATCCATGCAGAACGCAGGATCTTATATGTCCGGGGGCTTCAAGTCGGCGTTAAAGGGCGTCGGCGTTGCTCTTGCGGCCACTGCGGCTGCGCTGATCGTTGTTGTTTCTGGCACGGTCAAGGTCATCGAAAAATCTGCCGAACTTGGCGACGAGTTGTCAAAGACGTCTGCACAGTTAGGTGTATCAACCGACATGCTCCAGGAGTGGAACTATGCCGCAATCTACACAGACGTATCGTCAGACACGATGGCAAAAGGGCTTGCGAAGACCGTCAAGGCGATGGGATCCGCGCAAAAAGCCGGGAACGATTTTATCCAGATCACGGACGATGTGTCTGTATCTATGTACAACGCGGACGGCACCATCAAATCGACGCAACAGGCGTATTATGACTCGATCGACGCCATTAAAGGCTTAGGGACCGAGACCGAAAAAGAGATTGCCACACAGGCGCTTTTCGGCAAATCGTATCAAGAAATGATGCCATTGATCAATGCCGGATCCGGAGCGCTGAACAAATATGCAGCAGAAGCGCAGGCGATGGGGATCGTTCTTGACGAAAAGACCGTAAAGTCTTTGGACGGATTATCAGACAGTGTTGATGTTGTGAAAATGCAGCTATCGACAGCCGGAGCACTTTTTACTGCATCTCTGATGCCAATGCTGACTGGGGCGGTTGCCGGAATATCTGAAATCGCGGGAGTCATGAATTCCGCAATGTCTGACGGATTTCAGGCGACAGATGTAAAGACAATTGGCGACGCCATATCCGCAAAGCTGATCGAAGCTGTGAAGATGATTAGTACCTATCTACCCGACATCATCGCGGTTTTATCTTCTCTTCTTTCTTCGATCGTTGGAATCCTTGTCGCCTTGCTTCCGACTTTGATACCAGCGCTGTTTTCGGCGCTGACGGCAATGATGCAGGCACTAATTGACGCGCTAGTAGCAAACTTACAGCCGCTTTCTGACATGATAATCACGGTCGTGATGGCGCTTGTCGATTTTATCGCGCAGAACCTACCGACCATTATTCAGGCCGGAATCACGATTCTGTTATCGCTGATGCAGGGCATTACGGCGGCGCTTCCTGACCTGATCGCGATGCTTCCGACGCTCATTATCACGATTGTTGACATCCTATTGCAAAATCTCCCAATGATTATTCAATGCGCTGTGCAGCTGCTTACGGCGTTAATAACCGGGCTGTCCGAAACGATGCCGCAATTAGTAACGTATTTGCCTAAAATCATATCAACCATCGTAAAGGTGTTGATTGAAAATCTTCCGATGATCCTCGATGCAGCAGTTAAAATTATTACCGCATTACTGACCGGCATGATTCAGACGATCCCGCAGTTACTGACGATGGGCCCGGAGGTCGCCTCCGCAATCAAAGAGGCACTCGCCGGAATCGACATGTTGAAATACGGGAAAGACCTGATCGACGGGCTGGCAAAAGGCATTAAAGACAGCATCGGAAAAATCGGAGAAGCCGCAAAAGGCATCGCCGATAAAATATCGAGCTACCTTCATTTCTCGCGCCCGGACGAAGGTCCGCTAAGAGAATATGAAACATGGATGCCCGACATGATTAAGGGACTCTCAAATGGCGTCCGAGACAATGCCGGAAAATTCAAATCAGAAATCGCTTCGCTAGCGTCCGGAGTATCGATCCCATTATCCGTTTCGAGCAACTACGGCCTTCTCGGTTCTCCTTCGGGCGGATCATACGGCGGATCAGTCACCACGGATAACAGCTCGGTTGTAAATTACAACATCACGGTCCCGGGCGGAATTCCCGCATCGGATACCGACAAAAAGAAGCTGGCGCAATATATCGAAGAAGCCCGCAGAAGCGCGGCGTACGCGAAAGGGGCGTTACCGGCATGAACACACCGATTTTTATTAAGCTTGACGGGATCGACACGCGCGAATATGGCATTTACGCGGTTGATCCTTTGCCGCCCGTGATCGCTCCGGCGCGGAGAATCGTTAAATCGGTTCCTGTGCTCGGGCGGTCCGGGAATTTGACATATTCCGATGGTGCGTATGACGAGTATGAGCGCACAGCAACACTGTATTTTGACGGCCTTGACCCGCAATTAGCTATTGACGCGCTGTCAAATCCCCAAGCGGTCACATATTCGAACGAACCCGACAAGGTTTATTTGTGCCGCCGGTCATCGTCTATTTCTTTTGATCGTCTGTGCCGAAAACGCTTCAAATTTTCCTACACGCTGACGGTAAACCCGCTCAAAAGGCAGATTGATCCGAGTGCGTATAGTGTCGGCTCCGGTCTGACGCTGATTAACCCTGGAAACGAGATCGCTTACCCGTCTTTTGACATCCTCGGAACGGGAACACTTGTTCTTACGGTCGGAGGAAAAACGGTAACGGTTACTGGCGTATCAAGCGGCCTGACAATCGAGGGCGCGGATATCTTTAAGGCGTATGACGCCAACGGATCAGCGGATGACCGCATGACCGGAGAATTCCCGAGTGTTGTGGCGGGCGCTCCGGCGCTTATCGCTTTTTCGGGCGTTACGTCGGTTGCTGTGCGGCCCAATTGGAGGTGGCATTAATGCACCCCGTTTATATTTATGCACCAAATTCGACGTCTGCGCAATTGCTGACAAACGGTCTTGGACGCCTTGACGTGATTTCTTGCCCGGTTACAGAAACGATAAATGGTGCTTACGCCGTATCGCTCGAAGTCATGCCGGAAGGCGTGAACGCGGATAAGGTTGTAAAATATGCGATTATCAAATGTTGGTGCCCGAAAGAGGGCGGCAATAAGTATCAGTACTTCCGCCTTGATAAGGTATCCCCGATACGACTCGGTGAGCCCGTCACGGCTTCCGGTTGGCACATCTCTTATGACTTGGCATCTGACATCATATTAAATCGCGCGTGGGATGCAAAAAACGGGAGTGAAGCGTTAAGTGGCATCCTTGCGGCGGGAATCTCTGAAACGCGGTTTACAGGATCCTCAAACATCACAAACATCACCAACATGCACGCCGTACGGTCATCGATTCTTGCGGCGATCTTGAACACGGATCAGCCCAATTGCTTTTTGAACCGATGGGGCGGCGAGATCTTTCGAGACAATTTTATATTTAATGTCAATTCTTCAGTCGGTGCTGACAATGGAGTTTATATCCGGTACGCGAAAAACCTTACGGGTTTAACGGTCGAAGAAGGCGCCTCGGAAGTCGCCACAAGGATTATCCCGTCCTGCTTATCTGCTGATGATGCGGTGATTTTGCTCCCGGAAGTTTATATCGACAGTCCGAGAATCTTTGAGTACCCTTTACCGCGCGTCAAGACGGTGCACTTTTCTGACATCAAAATCGGGCAAGAAGTTGATGGAGCGGTGCCATATCCCGACACCACGGACGCATATCAAGAGATGTGGGCGCGAGTCGAAGCGCTGTACAATGCCGGGGCGGACCTTCCGAAACTGACAATCTCGGTTAATTTTATTGACCTTGCGCAGACTGAAGAATTTAAGGACTTCGCGGTACTCGAAACGGTCAATCTTGGCGATACTGTTCACGTGGATTACAAAGGCACGATATTTTCTGAACGCGTCGTGTCTTACGAATGGGACCCGTTGGCAGAAATGTACAACAGCATTACGCTCGGCTCAATTGCTCCGAACATCGGTGAATCACTATATGCATCAGATGTTGACCTGTCCGCGCTGAAAACGTCAATGAACACCACTTTAAAGCAGACCGACAAGTATTACGGCTGTGGGATCAACCATGCAGACGGATTTGTTTGTACGGCCGATGACGGACATTTTTCAAAATTTAATGCAGATGTAATGGGCTTCTTCGATTCAAACGGAGTGCAAATCGGAGGAATGGCGTATGTAAACGCTGTATTGGCATCAATAGCGTCGATTTTAACCAACGATGCGACGGATCCGGAGTTTTGGGCAACGATTGGCCAGGTAGTAGAGGGTGCGGTCACAAAACAAGGAATACTGGGATTTGCAAAATCGTACTCTACAACTAACTCAATTTATTCAATCACTGCAGGATCAATGGACGCAGGTCAATATTTTTCAATTAAGTTTGGAAAAACAGAGATATATTGCGAGACATATCCTGCCGATCACACTAATGATTTCATTTGGTTTTACATCAACGGGCATAAGCGACTGAGCATAACTGGAGCAGGTGGTTTATTCGTATACGACCAAAACGATATTGTGCGGCTAAATCTCAATTCGCTTGGGAACTGCGCCATAAAAGATGGCGCTGGGAAATCAATATTTGAATCCAGCGCGAGTCTAACAGCAATTCGGCTTTCTGGATCCGTCGATAACGCGATCAAACTTACCAACTCAGGAGCATTCAATCTTGTAATAAACGGCGTCGACCATCCAATCTCGTACACCTAAGGAGGAACCCATGATACCAGGATTATCCATTCCCATTACAATCGACTTACAGCGCTTATACGGCCAAAAAATCAATCTTGTTCAAGGCGAAAACGTCGGCCGCCGTCTTGCCTTTACTATCGTTTCGGGTGGCGTCGCAGTCAACTTGACCGGAAAAATCTTACTGCTGACCGGCACGAAATCGGACGGTTCGCCCGTTTGTTTGCCGATTACGATCAGTTCGGCGACAACGGGTCAAGCGTACTGCGATATCGTTTCCGGTCTTGTTTCGGTCGTCGGTGATGCATCGTTGCAGATCCGCATCCTTACGCCCTCCATTACCGGTACGGCTACAAGCGGAACGGCCACATCGATGTATGACACGTCCAAAACATGGGCGGTAAACGGCTATGTTGGTTCTTGGCTGTACATTAACAGCGGCACCGGCGCGGGACAGGCTCGGCGAATAATATCCAATACGGCGACACAGCTTGTAGTATCTGACGCATGGGGCACAAATCCGGCGGCGGGTTCGGGTTATTCCATCGTCACCGAAACGGGGTTCTCTTTTCCGTTTGTTGCAAATGTCTCCGCATCACCTAATGCTGATGCGGCAATAGTGTCAACGGGCGATTTTTCCGCGCTAACTGCGGCGATTGCGACGGCAGCGGGATACGAAGCGAGCAAGGTTCCGTACGTCCCGAACACTGTGACGACCAACAAGATTCAAATCGTATTCGGGGCGTCCGCTCATGGCGGTTTGTATTACTCTTCTATGATTCCGCTCCCGTTTGCCGACTTGTACACCATCACCGACTTGTCACTTTCCGTCCTTAATGGCGGAGGATCAAATGCCGGAACTACCCTTGTTGTTAACAAGACAAAAGTCGGTTTTGCCGTATCGAACGACTCGGCAGTTGTCGCGGGTCAAGCGGCATTCCTGAACTTCACAATCGCAAAATAAGGAGGCAATATGCAAACAATCCACTACAACATCAGCGATAAAAAAGCGCTATCTACTCCCGACAAGCCGGTTCTCGTAGCCGGTGAGTCGGGCACGTCCGAAATCGTCCTATCAACCGTTCCTGCGGCATGGGCGGGCTTTGAAGTCCGTGCATTGCTCACAACTCCCGCGCGAATATTGGTCGATGCGTTTGCAGTCGGAAACGGCTTTTTGCTGACAAACACGATGCTCGACGCGCAGGGGTATTTGTACATCGAATTTGTCGCGTATCGCGGCGGTACGGAAATCGACAGATCATTACCGGATAAACTGTATGTCAATGCCGGTCGAAAAGAACTCGGTGACATCGACCCCGCTCCGCTGCCCGATTTAGTCGCGGAAATGGTAGCGGCTAAAGGCGATTGTGACGGCGCGGCGGCGGCGGCAGTGTTGGCGACGGAGCGCATAGAGACCACGGACGCGGAGATTCAGGCGGCAGAAGGATTGCGGGTTATTGCGGAAACGGCGAGAGAGGAACGCTCCGATGCAGCACTGTCAATCAAGTTGACGCAGGCGCAGTATGACGCAATTACGCCCGATCCGACAAAACTATATTTCATTGTGGGGTAACGACATGAGGGTAATAAAGGCTTTATACGGAGACGGGCATCCCGTGCAGGTTTACAAGGGAACGGATAAATTGGCAGGTTGGCATACTGAAAGCAAGTCTGGCGATTCTGTGTCTTTTGATGATACCTATAATGATACAGCAGATGTCGAGTTGACGGGCAATACCGTGCAGGCTGTTACTGCCCAAGGAAAGAATTTGTTTGATAAAAATAAATTATTTTTGGAAGATTCCGCTAACCTAAATTATGATGGAAATTACTGCGAATTGTCGGGGTATTCTATTATTGCCTCCTCGTTTGGATCGACCCTTTTTACCTACTTTATGTCTTTGTTCGTTATTGGGAAAACTTACACGGCAAGCCAAGTTGTAACAATTATATCTGGATCATTTACGGGGGAGTGTGGTTCAATCAGATTCGACAATTCAACAAACGGTTATTTTATTATCACAAATAAAGGAGTGGGCGCAATATCGAATACCTTTACAATTCCCTACAATTTTTTCACAAAATGGAATA